ACTCGGTGCTCACCCGTGAGCGGGTGTTGTTCGATCCGTAGCCCGTCGTCTCGGTGGTGAACGACAACTCGAACGAGGGGTTGAGCACCCGGTTGCGGATCTGGGGCGGGGTGTCGCCGTTGTAGGCCAGCGTCACCCCTGCCCATGGATCGTCCACGACCGCGGTCAGCCAGCCGTCCGGGCTGGTGATCGTGTCGGGCGGGGTGATCTGCGGCGCCGCCGGGTCAACGATCATCGGCATACGGGGGTGCCTCCCTACTTCTTGCCGGACCGCTTGGCGCGGCGCACATCGGTCAGGGCGTCATCGACCCGGTCGGACACGTAGGCCCGCAGCACCGTGCCGTCCTCGACGACCAGGTACAGCGGCCGCCCGTCCGTAGGGGACTTGCTCGGGGAGGCGCCGCCGGAGGTGACGGGGACGACACCGACCGGCGCGGCCGCCGACGCCAGCCGGTCAGCCGCGGCCTCCACGGCCTCCCCCATCTGCGCCATGCCTGCCACCACTGCCGCGCCGATCCGGGCACCGGACCCGGCCAGGGCGTTGAACTGGCCGCCGGTCAGCACGGCCTCGGGCTTCTTTGTGCCGTTGTAGACGGCGGACAGGCCGGGCGGCAGCTTCCCGCCCTGGTCGAACTTCCCGGCGTAGCCGTACCGGTGGGTGAACAGGCCGCTCTTGTAGGAGCGGGCCCGGGGGCCGACCACCACACCATCGCCGCCGCGCGACTCGACGTTGACGCCGTTGAGGGTGCCGGCCGTGTGGCCCACACCGGCGTTGGTGATGCCGATCTGGTACGGGGAGCGCTTGTTCAGCACCCAGCCGTCCGGCGCGGTGCGGCCGGAGAACGCGCCGGTGGCCCACCGGCGGTGCGGCTTCTGGCCCCGGATCACGGACTCGATCGCGCTCAGGAAGCCCGAGCAGTCCCAGCTGGGGTTGCCGTTGCCGCCCCACTGGTACCGCTTGCCATGCTGCGTGCGCGCCCACGACAGGCCCGCCTTGAAGCCGCCCCCGCCGATACCGGCGGCCTCCAGCTTCTTGTCGGCCTCGCCGGAGTAGCCGATGATCGTCTTGATCATCCGGCGCGGAATGCCGCTGATCATGTCTCGGTACACCGAGGACGACCCGGCGATCTTGTCCAGCAGCGGCTTCACCACGCTGTTCAGGCCCGCCTCGGCGGAGGCCTTCACACCGTCCTTCAGCCAGCTCGCACCCGCCTTGGCCAGGTCGAACCCCTTGGAGGCGGCGTTCTTCACCCAGCCGAAGATGCCGCCCTTGGCGAACCCTTCCTGGAACGGGCGCAGGGACTGGCCGCGCATGGCGGCTTGGTTGACCGCGAGGAGCCGGGCCCGCTCATACGGGTCCCGCATCGCCTCCGAGACGGCCACGCCCTCACCGCGCCGCATCGGCACCAGCTGGTCGTCACCTTGCCGGTAGGAGGACTGCCCGGGCAGCACACCACCGCGGGCGAAACCCTTGATCGGGTCCAGGGTGGGGGCACCGAACTTGGAGGCAACGGCGTTCCACACCTTGACGATGCCGCCGTTGTAGACGGTGTCGATGATGAATTTCACCGGGGTCTTGGCGATGCCCTTGACCTTGTCCCAGGCCAGCTTGATGCCTTTGCGGGCGACCTCGAACGCGTCGGCGACCCTGCCGGTCGCGGACTTGATCTTGTCGAACACGGGCCGGATCCCGGACTCCCAGACGGTCGAGATGACCGACTTGATGCCAGCGAACGCGGGCTTCACGCCGTTGTTCCACAGCCACTTGAACCAGCCGCCCACCGTCTTCAGCCCGGTCGCGAAGTAGCCGAAGATGATCGTCACGCCGGACCACAGATGCTTCGCGCCGGCGCCGATCCATCCGAACGCCGGCTTGGCTGCCTTGTTCCACAGCCAGGTGAACCAGCCGCCGACGGTGCGCAGCCCGGCCATGAAGTAGCCGAAGATCAGGGAGACTCCGGCCCACAGCATCTTTCCCCCGGCACCGATCCAGCCGAACACGGGCTTGATCGCGGCCGACCAGAGCCAGCCGAAGACCGCGCCCAGCAGCTTCACCGCCAGGTAGATCGGCCCGAACACCACGATCGTCAAGATGGTGGCGAGGATCCGGGCGCCGGTGCTGATGGCGGAGAACACCGGCTTCAGCACCGTGTTCCACAGCCACGACGCGGCGCCGCCGATCCAGCGCAGCCCGGCCATGAAGCCGTCGACCATGGGCTTGATGCCCTCGGTCCACAGCCACATCGCGCCGGCCTTGATGGCCTCCCAGACGCCCATGACGATGCTGCGGAACGTCTCGGACTTCTTCCACGCGATGACCAGCGCGGCGCCGAGGGCGACCACGGCGATGGCCACCAGCACGAACGGGTTGAGCGCCATCACGGCGTTCAGCACGCCCTGCGCGGCCGCCCACCCCTGGGTGACCAGGGCGATGCCCCGGCTGGCGAGGGCGTAGGCGGACATGACGCCGACGACCGCGCCGGTGACCATGGCCTGAGCGGACAGGGCCAGGGTGATGCCGCCGATGAGGATGGCCAGGGGGGTCAGCCAGATGCCCCACTCCTTGAACCAGCCGATCACCCCGCGGACGCCGTCTGCCACCGCACTGAACCCGGGCCCGAGGTTGTCGCGCAGCCACGCCGCGGCCTTCTGCACGGGCGGGACGACGTCGTTGTTCAGGAACGTCCCGAACCGCATCAGGGGCGGCAGGGCGTACTTGCCGACCACGTCCCCGATGGCCATCAGAGCCTTGCGCTTGAACTGCTCGAACTTCACGCCGGCGTTGTCGCGCAGGTCGTCCCCTGCCTTCTTCGCCGCGCCGCTGACCTTGCCCAAGCTGTCCACCGCCTTGGACGGATCCAGGGCGAAGAGCGACTGTCCGAGGTCCTCGGCTTTGGTCCCGAACAGGCCCACGGCGGCCGCGTTGCGGTCGACGGGGTCCTTCATCTTCCGCAGCCGGTCCAGGACGTCCTGGAGTCCCCTGGCTGCGCCCTTGCCGCCCTTGGCGAACAGGGCCGTGGACTTCTCGGCGTTCAAGCCGAGCAGCTTGAAAGCATCCGCGGAGGCCTTGGAGCCGTCCGTGGTGCGGATCTGGAACTCTTTCAGCGCGTCCGCGACCGTGTCCGTGTCGCGGGCACCGGCCTTCATGCCCTGGGCGAGCAGACCAGTGGTGGTCTTCACGTCCAGGCCGAGCGACCGGAAGATCGTGGAGTACTCGTTGAAGGTGTCCATGAGGTCATCGGCCCTGGGGCCCATGATCTGGAAGCCGCGCGTGATGGTGTCCAGGGCTTCCTTGCTGTTCTTCGCCAGGCCGGTCTTCATGATCTGGCCCGCGGCGTTCGCGGCCTGGCCCAGGTCGACCTCGAACAGCGTCGCCACGTCCTGCACGCTCGTGGCGATGGTGGCCAGCTGCTTGGTGGTGGCCTTCTCCGGGGCCAGACCGGCGGCCATGATGGCCCGCACTGCCTGGGCGCCCTCGTCGATCGAGCCGGTGACCGCGTTCGCGTAGAGCTTCCCGGCCGCGGCACCGGCGGTCTTGGCCTCCTTCGGCGACAGGCCTAGCTGCGCCTTCAGCTTGCCGGTGGCGGCCTGCTTCTCCATGGCCTCCTGCAGGCCCTTGGCGACCAGGGCACCCGCCACCGCTCCGGCGGCGAGCGCGCCGGCCTTCATCTTCCCGGACAGGCCGGCCATGAGGCTCTCGCCGCCCTGCTGGCCCGCCCGGGTAGCGGACTCGCGGACCGGCTCTTCGAGCTGCTGGCGGAGCTCCCGACGGAACTCCGCCATGGACGGCAGGACGTCCAGCCACACGGATGCAGCGCGGGGCATGGATCTCACCCCTTCTCTGCGTACTGAGGCGTGACCTGGGAGACGATCCGCAGGTATCCGGAGCGGGCCTCGACGGCTTCCTTGCGGGCCTTCTTCTCGCGCTTCTTCTTCGCCTTGGGCGGCTCGGGCCGCCACACCCTGTCCGGGTACGGCTGCAGGGGGGCCTTCTCCGCGCGGTTGGCGTTGGCGAAGTCGACGCGGGCCCGCTGCTGTATGTCGAGCAGGTCGGCCACGAGGTATTCGAGGTGCTGCCAGTGGTGCCCGGCCGCCTTGCGGGCCAGGGCGCCGTTCGGCGACAGCCCTTCCACCAGGACCCGGAGGTGCCGCAGGGTGATGCGGCCCTGGAAGAACGCCCGCAGCGGGCCACCCTCCCCGTACTGCGGGTACTGGTGGCACAGGTCGGCCTCGACGGCCTCGGGGTATGAACCGAGGACGTCTAGGACCGAGTAGGGCGGCCCTTCTTCAGGGCTCCCTTCATGTCCTCCATCGCGGCCATGCGGATGAAGTTGACGTCAGCCGGGTTGCCGCCAGCCTCCACGAACGCCGCGTACTGCTCGGCGCCCAGCATCGCCTCGGCGATCTCCTCGTCGGACTCGGCGTCGTCGACCGCCTTGGTCCACTCCGAGGGGGCGAACATCGGGTGCGGCATCGTGAAGGTCTTGCCGCCCGGACCCTCGAACTCCACCTCTTCGCCGCCGACGGCCTCGGCGTACTGGGAGCGGACGGTGGCCAGGACGTAGCGCTTCTTGTTGGGCTTGCTCATGGTGTTCTCGTCTCGCTTCTGGGTGGCCGGTGGGTGAGCGGGTGAAGGCACAGCGGCGGCAGGGCTCACCCGGGTCCGCCGCCGCTGTGCCGGATTGCGGGGCGCTGTCACGCGCCGCCGGCCGTGGTGGTGGTGACGACCACGTCCGGGGTGGTGCCGCCGGTCAGGCCCGTGGCGTCCCCGGTCATCTGCGGCACGTCCTCGCCGTCGTACTGGCCGCCGAACGTGACCACGACCGGCGTGCCCGGGTGCGGGCCGCCCGTGCACACCACGTCCCCGTCGGTGACGTTCGACAGGGCCTCCAGAGCCGACTGGACCGTGCCCGCGCTCGCGTTGTACGGGATGCCGGCGGTGGTCTGCCCGTCGAAGGTGAGGGTGTAGGTACCGCCCGTCGGGCCGCCGGTGATGGCCACTTCCTGGACCTCGTCGGACAGCGGAGCCAGGTCCCGCCAGCCGGGCCCGTCGATCCAGGTGATCGAGTCCGTGCCGAGGACGTCGTCGATGTACGCCTGGTACGTCACACCGCGGGCGATCTCCGCCGTGCGGGTCCACTGCTCGTCCTCGCGCCCGGTGCGCAGCGCGCTGGGGAAGTGGCGGACGATGTACAGCGGCTGGCCGGTCACCTTGTTGAGGTCCTCGGCGATGAACACCAGGCGCCGGTAGCGGGTCGGCGGGGTTTTCGGGCGGGACCAGGTCCACGTCGCCGAGCCGAGCTCCGGCAGGGAACCAGCGCCGGACAGGGGCAGGTTCTCGTAGAGGGCGACCGCGGCGGCGTTGGTCTCCTGCGGCACCCACTGCGCGGTCTGGGTGTCGGTCTCCACGTCCGAGCGGGTCGGGGAGGACGACTGGCCCGACTCCACATCCGAGTTGGACAGGTCGCCGGAGAAGGTGACGCCGTCGGTCGTGGTGAAGCCCACCGGCACATAGCCGGACGGCAGCGTCTGGAGCACGCCCCCGGCGTCGAACGGCGCGGAGACTGCGGACGCGGACGCGTCGGCCGCGAAGATCGCATACCTGAGTGCCTTGCGGATGAGCGACTGGCGGAGCTCCGCCATCGCGGTGAAGTCAGCGGCGACCACAGTGGGCCCCTTCCATGACGAAGCCCCCACCATCGGGCGGGGGCGTGCGGATGGTTGCGCGTCAGGCGGGCGCCTGGGCGCGGCTGGTGAGCCGGTAGGTGGCGACCGCCCGGCGCAGGGCCGGGTTGCCGTAGTCGACGGGTGCGGGCCGGCTGTCGGTGGACACGGAGTCGATGACCAGGGCTCCGACGTACTGGCCCGCCAGGGCGAGCATGCTGGTGTGCACGGCGCGGGCCAGGTCCCACATCGCGGTGCGGGTGCCGGCGAACGTCTCGACGTCCATCAGCGTGACGCCGGTGGTGCCGTCTTCGCCGCCGCCCGGGGTGACCTGCACCTGCACCAGGGGCAGCTTCTTCTCCAGGTCGGCGGGCAGCTCGTTGACGACGCGCACGCCCGCATGCCGGGAGCGCAGCCACACCGCGGTCGCCTGCTCGATGTCGCCCCAGTCCATCTCCGGCCAGGTCATGGCCGGTCCGGGCGGTGACGGAAGATGGTCTCCGGCTGGACGCCGGCCGCCCGGCCCAGCACGCGGCGGCGCTGGGTGTTGGTGCTGCCCCACTCGTGGTCGGGTGCGTCGTCGCGGGTGGCCTCCACCTTGGCCACCGGACGGCCGGATGGTCGGGTCTCGTCGGACACGTGGATCTCGGAGGCGAAGTCGTCGTCGATCTCGGACGCGGCGATGGTCTTGGCCTGCCCGGCGATCTCCTCGGCCTTGTTGTGCAGGGCGGCCCTCACCTCGGGCAGGCGCATGATGGCGTTCAGGCCGCGCTCGTCGAAGACGATCCTGGGTCGTCTGCTCATCCCGTGAACTCCTTCAGCACGGCGGAGGTGTGGGCGAGGAACGGGGAAACGGACCGGGCCAGGCCCGGCTTGCCGTCGACCTCGTACTTGGTGCCGTCCACCTCGATCAGGTCGGTGGCCTTCAGCCCCATGCCGGGCGGGCCGAAGAACTGCCAGCGCGACACGATCCGGTCGGCGGCCGCCGTCAGGTACTCGGCCGAGTCGAGCGGCTGTACCGAGCAGTTGGCGACCTCGACCGGGGTGTCCTCGATCCAGGCGTCGTTGCCGCGCTCGTCCTCCCCGTAGTGGCGGGGGATGTGCGTGACGGTCTGATCCAGGAGCGGAGACTGGCCGAACACCGGTCACCTCCCGAAGCGTGAGGTGAGCGCTGCCGTCGGGCGGTAGCGCTTCAGCTTGTCCTTCTCGACCTCGGCCAATGAGGTGGCCAGGGTCTCGGAGGCGAACGTCACCGCGCGCTGCCCCGTCGACTCCTGGCGGAGGTTCTTGGGGTTCACGCACGCCCGCGCGGTGACGTCGAGGACCAGGCCCACGACCTCCATGGGCACCACCGGCCAGCCGAACGTCCACGTCACCCGGGCCCGCCGGCACGAGTGCCACCGGTAGAGGTTGAGCAGCTGGACGGTGTCGCCTTCCAGCCGCCAGTCGGCGTCCTCGGTCAGGGCGTTGCCGTCCAGGTCGATCTCGCCGACGGACTGGACAGGCCCGGCCAGCAGGATCCGGCCGTCCTCGATGAGCCGCCAGGCTGTGAGGGTCCGCACGGTGAACGTGGTCTTGGCCTCGCGCCGGACCATGTCCGAGGCGATGTCCAGGGCCAGGTTCACCGTGTTCTCGGGAGCGCTGCCCCGCGGCACCTGCAACCAGTCCTCCAGCTGCTCGACGGTGGCCAGCGCAGGCAGCGGCATCTCAGCCTCCCTTGACGGCCGACTCGCCCGTCTCGATGTTCCGCTCGACGGTCACCTCGGTCCCGTCGGGCTTCAGCGCGGTGTACGTCTCGGTGCGGTCCTTGCCCTGGCGGGCCGCCGCCGTCTTTCGCTTGGGCAGCGGTACGACGGCGTTGACCGTGCCGTGCCCCGCCCGGGCCGCCGCACCCTTGTCGGGGGTGGCGGAGGTGGCGCGCTCGTCGGAGTCGGTGGTGTCGGCCGGCCCGTCGCCGGGCGCGGTGGTCGACGGCTTGTCGAGGTGCTCGTCGAGGCGGGTCTCTTCCGGCGTACCGGTGTTCTTGCTCGCGGCCATGGGGCCGTCTCCCTTCAGGGTCAGGCGTTCAGGACGCCGCGGATACGGGCAGCGGCCTTGCCGCCGAAGACGGCCATGCCGGTGTAGAACTCGATGCGGGTCCGGTAGGCGGGCTTCTCCTGCAGCTCGCCCAGGTCGTAGGCCTGGACACCGCCGTTGGTCAGCCCGGTGACGGCCTTGTCGCCCTCGTCCTGGCCGAACTTCACGACGTAGATGGACGACGCCGTACCGTCTGCGGTGCCCTGCGTCTCCGTCTGCGGGAGGATGTCCGTGCCGCCCGCGGTCTGGCCCGGGTCGAGCAGCGGGATCCCGTTGTACGTGGCGACCATCTTCTGGGTGAGGGCCTCGCGGACCATCTCCACGCCGCCCAGGCGCCGCGCCGAGGACTTGATGCGGGCGATGGCGCCGGAGTTGGCGTAGATGGCGCCGTTGGAGCCGTTGATGCCGTCCACGCGGGCGATGGCCGCGTCCAGGACGTCGAAGAAGTCGTGTCCCCCGGCGACCGGCCCCAGGCCGTTGGTCGCGGCGTCAATGACCTGCGCGCCCGTCAGGCGCTTCTTCAGGCCGTCGAAGCTCTTGGCGTCGACGGCCACGTCGCCGTTGAAGAACGTGTCCTGGAACTTGTAGGACGCGGCCTTGACCTTCATGCGGGTCTGCACGGCGCGCTGGTCGTTGAGGTTGCCGCGGGTGCGGACGACGAACTTGTCCACGTCCGCGTCGCCACCGAGGATCACCAGAGACTCGCTCTTCTGGTTCACGGTGCCGGTCGACTCGGTGTACGCCTCGTTCACCGAACGGAACGCCACGCCCGGAAGCGTCGCCTCCTCGTTGTAGGCGTAGGCGTTGCCCTCGATCGTCAGGAACGGGATGCGGTCCAGGATCGGGGACTCCTGCACGAACGTCTCGATGACGCCGCGCTGCAGGTTGGTCTGAGACAGCTTGGCTGCCTCGACAAGGGTGACGGCCACAGCGGGCCCTCCTTCACAGGTGAGACCCGCTGTGCGGGCCGGTTACTTGGTCTTGGACTCGGTGGCGTAGGCGTGCCGCAGGCGGCCCAGGCCGGGCTCCACGTCCGTGGGCGGGCTGGTGTGGCCGCCGCCTCCGACGTCGCCCCAGCCCTGCCCGGCGCCGTTGGCGGCCAGGTAGGGCTTCTCCTTCAGCAGGTCCTCGATCGCCTTCTTGATCTGCTTGGCGTCGGGGTCGCCGTCCTCACCGATCTTGATCTTGGCGAGGTCGATGAACTTCGGGGCGTCGGACGGATCGGAC